CTTCGGACAGCAGCACATTCAAACCTTCAATATCAGTTTGGATGGGCACCTCTGTTAAACGACTTATCAAACCTTTTCTCGTTCCATGATCAGGTCGCTAAACGCGAATCTGAACTTAGAGCGTTGTTTGATTCTGGTCTTCGGCGTAAACGCAAGGTATGGAGTGGCGTTCATAGCTACTCCGAAACGCGTTATCTTCAGAGCGACGGGATGTTTATTCCTGCTCGTTATGATACGGCGTGTGCCATTGAACACATTGGATTTGTACGGTGGTTTCCCACTGTACTACCTCCGCGTTCAAATACCGAATTGCGAAGTCTCGCTCGACGCGCGGTGTTAGGTCTAACTATCGATCTTTCGACAGCTTGGAACGCTATACCGTGGTCGTGGCTGGTGGATTGGTGTTCTAGTGTTGGCGATTTTCTCGCTGCACATAGGAACATCGTTCCTGCTGAGCATGGCCCCATCCAAATGATGAGGCACTCAGCTTTCGAAGCCAATACCAAAATCCATCAGTATAATCCTAATATAACGGATCACTACTTATGGGTTGAGGGAAAAGAGAGACATATTGTTACGCCAACAATATCTGCCCACCTGCCGTTTTTAACCTTACGGCAGTTGTCGATTCTTGGTTCTATCGGGGTGACCCGGCGAGTGCCGAGGTCATAACTATATAGCAATTTCGCTATATAGCCTTTAGAATACCAAGGAGAAGAACTATGTCTTTCGGGACTACGCTAACGATTACTATCAATTCAGTTGCGAAAGTGCTCAACTTTATTAACCAAGATGGTTATGCAAGTGAGTACTATCTCAAGACTGCTACTGATGAGTATCGTCTTAAGCTCCGGAATTCTTCGTATAACGATAAGACTCGTGGGGTCAAAGTTGACCGTCACAACATCGAACTCGTTCATACGATCTATCCGGTTGCCCCCGCCACTCTGAGCACAGTTCGCAAGTATTATTCTATACTTGAGAACGACTTTTCTGATGTCGTTGTAGACGTCAGTAAGTTCGCTGCAGGTGTGTCGGCTTTCCAAACGGAAGCT